CTGGTCACCGGCGAAGGCAGTCTTGTTAAAGGATACGACAAGGCAAAGAACGCGATAAATGGTTTTATCGATGCCCTTAAGAATTTAGGCAAAGATGTAAAGATTGAGGAAGTGGCACAGAAGTTTGACGCGATTCAGTCTATGGGAGAAGGGGTTGCCAGGTCTTTAGGAAGTGTATTTAAGCACTTCTTTAGCGACGCGTTTAAAGGACAGATTGATGATGTCCGGGATTACTTCGCTGAATTAGGCAATATGATGCTGGAGGTTCTTGCTGAGGTCTTGGCTAAGATGATTCTTGTTAAGACTATCGGCTCAATCTTTCCCGGCATGATCCCGTTTTTCCACCAGGGCGGGATGATTTATCACTCAGGCGGCCAGATTGTACCTGTTCGAGCGCACGCTGGGCTTGCGCCTGATGAGGTGCCGGTTATTGCGCAGACCGGAGAGGGAGTTTTGTCCAGGCGCGGTATGGCTGCATTGGGCGGGCCGGACAACTTAAGATCTCTAAATGAAGGAAAACCTGCCAAGGCAGGCATAACCATAAATGTGAACCAAGTTATCCAGGCCTGGGACGCGCAGGACGTTTGGCGAAACCGCAAGATGTTATCAAACGCCATTGCGGATGACATTTATAACAACGGTAAGATTCGGTCGGTAATCAGGAGTTATACATGAGCGATTTTACTCATCTTCCGGATTTCCTTATTGATGAGGCACTTGAATATAAGACGATTATTTCAGAGTTTGAAAACGGAGCAGAGCAGAGGCGACGTAAATGGGCAAACCCGCAGCGCAAATGGACACTGAGGTTTAATAACAGGACCCATGCGGAAATGACGGAAGTTTCAGATTTCTTTAAGAATAAGTTTGGGGCGTTTATGGCGTTTACTTGGACGAACCCGAACGATTCAGCCGAATACACGGTTAGGTTTGTAGAGGATAGCTTTCAGTTTAGCCGCAAGGCATACGGAGTGTATGACTTTGAGTTTGAATTTATCGAGGTGAAATAATGCCGCGAGAAATAGACGCTACATTTAAACAAGAGAAAGCCAAGCGCGAGAATGCGCCGATATTTTTATATACGCTGGAAAAATACGACGGCGTAAACGATCTCTGCCTTGCGGGTTTTGACGAGGATGTGGTTTATAACGGCATTACTTATTTGCGGTTTCCTATAGCTCATGAGTTTGTAGGCGAGAATAACCAGGGGCAAATAGATCAGGTTAAGGTGCGGCTTGCCAATGTTTCAAGACTGATTCAGCTCTACTTAGAGCAGTTCGATTTCAGAGGAAAGAAAGTCACTATACGCATGGTTTGGTTGGATCAGTTATCTGATCCGGATGCCTTCATGGATGACATCTTCTACATCGATAGTTATACAGCAGACCAAAACAACGTGGAGCTTACCCTGACAGGAAAGTTTGATGTTCTCGGCGTGGATCTTCCGGCAAGGCGATATTCGCGCAATTACTGCAGCTGGAAGTTTAAGTCGCAAGAGTGCGGATATTCAGGAGCAGAGTTTACATGCAACAAGACAAAACAGAGATGCAAACAACTGGACAATTATCAGAGATTCGGGGCGTTTCCGTCGGTACCGGCAAGGCGCATCTACGTGATGTAGAGCAATTTATTATCGGCAAGTATCTTGGGCTGCCGTACCGGCACCGCGGCCGGTCATTAGAAGGGCTTGACTGCTGGGGTTTCTTAAAGCTTGTCTACGCTGACTTAGGCGTGATGCTGTTTGATATTGAGGACTTAGAATACAGCAAGATCTGGGGAACGGAGGGCAAGGATTATTTTAAGGAGCATTACTTTCATGACTGGGTGAGTGTTAAGACGCCCGAGATGCTCGACGGAGTATTGTTTGTTAGCTCAAGGAGAATCGCCAATCACGCAGGCATAATTTTGAGCAATGGAAGATTTATCCATTGCGCAAGGCCGGGAGTGATTATTTCAAGGATAAGCGACCCCTCGTGGCAGGCGAGGATAGAGGGATTTTACAGGTTAAAAGACAGGATATGTTGACCATAAGGAATATAGAAAATCCGTTTAAGCTGGAAGAGGCTCAGGTTAAGGAGGTTCCTTACTCCCGTCACAAGACGCTTCAGGAAGTCTTAATTGAGTCCGGCTTTGATTATGAGAATAAACGCGTTATTGTCAGCGGCAAGCGCATCGAGAATCTATCCGCATATCTTGATAATGAAGACGAGATTACCATTATCCCGGAAGTCAAAGCGCCGGTAGTGGCAATTATCTCTGCTATAGTTTCCGCGGTATGGGCAGTGGCAGTTGCGCATCCATTCTTGTTTACTTTTTTTGTGCTCTCTATGGGCTATGCCATTTATCAGCATATGAATCAGCCCAAGATGCCGGATTTTAATTTGGGTTCACCAGCCGGAGGCATAGATGAAGGCTCACCTACCTACGGATGGGACGGAGTGCAGACTATTCAAGAAGTAGGGGTGCCGGTAGCGGTTGTTTACGGTGAGCATAGGATCGGCGGCAATATCATTAATCAATTTCTCTGGGAAGACGGCGACAGCCACTATTTAAATGTTCTACTTGCGCTTTGCGAAGGCGAAATAGAGTCAATTGAAGCAATAGAAATAAACAATAATCCTATTACTAACTTCGGAGGAGTGGCGGTTTCAAAACGATACGGCGCAAACTATCAGAGTCTTGTCAGTAACTTCGAGGATTTGCATAATCTTTATCCGATTAATGCCAACCTGATTAAAAACAATCCTTACATTTACACCACGGTTGATTTGGATGTGGAAGGCTTTGAAATCCACCTAAGGCTGAATAACGGCCTGTATCAGCAGAGCCAAGGTTCAGGCGATATTCAAAGCTGGAGCGTGACTTATAGGGTTGAATACAAGCTGCATTCTGAGAGTACCTATATTGACTTAGGCGAAACCACCATTTCGGAAAAATCACGTTCAACAGTGCGCCGGGTATTTCGTAAAGTAGGACTTGCTCCCGGGCAATACGATATCAGGATTACCCGCACATCAGATGACAGTTCGCTTTCACCGCTTCGCCAGGGAGATTTGACGCTCTTTCAAATAGATGAGCTTAAGACTGATGATTTGAGTTATCCGAATACTGCACTTTTGGGCCTGCAGCTTTTAGCCACAGACCAGCTTAACGGCGGCACGCCGAATGTTACCGCAATTGTAAAAGGCAAGAAAGTATTGGTGCCGGACATCAGGAATTCCGGAATGCCTGTTGGCTGGGAAGATTATTACTGGGACGGGAGCGATTATCGTCTTTTGTCCGATGACACTCTGCTTGAATGGGACGGTATAAACTATGTCACGAAATACTCAGCCAATCCGGTTTGGTGCCTGAGAGATTTCATTATTAGTAACCGTTACGGGCTAGGAGAATTTATTTTAACAACGCATCTGGATAACGCTTCGCTCTTAGAGATGTCGCAGTATTGCGAGGAGAAAGTTGCCGACGGGGAAGGCGGCTTTGAGAAGCGCTTCAGGCTTGATGTCGTGATTGACTCAAATAACAAAGCCTTGGATATTCTAATTCAGTTGAGCGCTGTATTTAACGCTATGCCTTTATACAGCGCAGGCGGCATTACCTTTAAGATAGATAAACAGACTCAGCCGACGCAGCTTTTTGGCATGGGTAATATCGTTAAAGACAGCTTTGTGCAGAGCTGGAAGACAATTAAGGAAGTGCCGAATGTCATTGAGGTGCAGTTTACAGATAAAGAGAAAAACTACCGGCAAGAGACCATTGCTTACATTGACGAAGAGGCGCTATCTAGCGGCGAGCCAATGCGTAAGAGCCAGCTTCGCTTATTCACAACCGGCGCAAGCTATGCTATACGCGCAGCGCGCTATGCCTTAAAGGTTGCCAAGTATATTAACCGCTCAATTGTTTTTAAAGCAGGCATTGACGCGGTGGCTTGTCAGGCAGGGGACATCATTTCCATTTCGCACGATGTACCGCAATGGGGATTCTCAGGCAGAGTAAAGGATGGCTCTACAACCACATTAATTAAGCTGGACCGTCCGATGACAATCGAGGACGGCAAATCCTACAAGATACAAATCAGATTTTCCAATGATTCGATTGAAGAAAGATTAATTACTTCTGCGGCCGGGACCTATACAGAAATCATCTGTCAGGCATTTACAAATGCGCCGCAGGGTTTTGACGTCTTTGCCATAGGCGAGACGAATAAGGTCAAGAAAGACTTTAGGGTTGTAGCCATTCAAAGGGAAGGCAAGAACGAAGTGCAGATTCAGGCGCTTGAATATAACGAGGCGGTTTATGACGACTCTGATATTATCCTGCCTCAGAATAATTATTCCTCGTTATCAGGAGAAATCCCGCCTGTTGCAAATCTTACTTTAACCGAATCCCTGGTTAAGAAGACCGACGGCACAATTGAAAATGCCATTGATGTCTGGTTTGACCGGCCGGTGTATGTTGATCATTATGTCAAATCCTTTGCCAAGGCAAAGATTTACTTAAGTGATGACAACGGCTTAAGCTGGGGCGCCAGAGGCGAGACGACCGGATCGTATTTTCGCATTATCGGAGATATTGTTGACCGGCACACCTATAAGGTCAAGGTTACCTCGCTTACGGATATGGATGAGGAAAGTTCTTTAGCTACTGCGCCCGAATCCTCAATTACTGTTGTGGGTAAGTCCGCATCGCCAAGCGATGTGTCGACTTTCCTGGTCAATCAAAATAGGGATCAGCTTTATTTCGGCTGGAGCGAGATCCCTGATGTAGATGTCTGGGGATACGAAATCAGGCGCGGCGTAGACTGGGAGAGTGGCGAGGTTATAACATTTCAGCAGGGAACACATTATCTAGCCGCCGGTCTTAAGAAAGGCATTGACCAGAAATTCTGGATTAAAGCAATTGATACTTCAGGCAACTATTCCGAAAATCCTACGGAATCAGTCCTTACCGTGGGAGAAATACCATTTAGGAACGTAATTGCTGAATACCAGGAACACCCGTTGTGGCCGGGAGTAAAGACAAACCTTGAAGTCAGTTTTGAGACGCTGGTGATCTCAGATGGATTTCAATCCGGAGAATACGATACACCGGTGCGGGATATAGGGTATGTAGCAGCGGCATTTATTGAAATAGAGGCAATTGTTTCCTTGTCAACCGGCAGAAGGTTTAACAGCGACCCGGATGCGCGGTTTAGTGACAGCCTGTCTTACCGGTTTACTGGACAAGAGACACAAAATGTGGCCAGTTTCAAAATACGCTTGTCTGAGGACAACATCAGCTGGTCTGAATGGGTGGATTATCAGCCGGGAGATTATTATTGCAGGTACTTTCAGCTTAAAATGATTTTGACGCGTGCAAATTTAGGTGATTATGTGACCTGCTCAACTTTGCAGTATCTTGCAGATTTACCTGACGTGGATGATTTTGGAAGCGATACGGTTTCTGACGCGAACGAGGGCAAAGAGATATTTTTTACCAAGACTTACCACGAGGAGCCGAATGTGCATATTGAGATA